TTGTCCTCCGGGATTTCGATTCCAAATGATTTTAATGTGTCAATAAGTTTCTGCATATATATCCTCCTGGTCGTGTTTATTGACCTGCCGCCGCAGGTATTGGATTAAGCCAGTTAGACCACTGGCAGGGTAATCGGAAAGGGTGGACTCGAACCACCGACGTCAAGGACTATGCGCCCTCCGCTCTTCCAGCTGAGCTACATTCCATTATGCTTTTCGGTCCGAACACCAGATAGCAGGATAAGCAATAACCTTTTCTCATGAGATAAATTCAGCCAAATCATAGACCGCCTGCAAGCAAACAGCATAATTTTAACCAAATCAAAGTGGAACTCCAGAGTCGAACTGGAAAACTTGTATCTATAGATATTCGTTCTATAGCCGATAGGTTCCACACAACCCGGATTCCCGGGTTAGCAAGGTATTTATCGTGTTATGCCTGCCACTATCCGACTTTCACGGAAATGTTGATTCATTATAAGGAGGTATTACCAGTCAGTCAAGCTGACTAATGAATATGTCGGAAATTGCATCCGCTTTTCAACCTCCAGATTCCGCTCAAATCTGTTTCTATTAAGGACATATTCACAAAGAAAGGAGGACATGAAACGAAAAAGAAAGCAAAAAACTTCTAATCAGCAAGCCCTACAAGGTTCACTGCGCCTTGCAAGATTATAGTATCACATTCTTTAAAAAAAGTTGTCCCCACATTTGCAAGAATCAAAGCATACTTCTCAGTTTTTCAACGTATCTTTTAACAAGATCACGTTCCTCCCGACACTCTGCGTCCTTAGACATATCGCTCAATTCCGTGGTAAGCTCATCCAGGTGTTCTCCCAGAGCGGCAAGCATCTTTCTTTTACAGTCTTCAGACTTGCCGGAACGATAGCTCTGCTTCTGTGTCATATATTCACTGTAAGTATCTCGTCCATCAGAACGGCTGTAATTCCCTCTTCCGATTCCGTAGTCGTGACTTTCATTACCGTAAGAGCTGCCGCGATCATAATCTGGGTACATCATTCTTCCATCACTGCGGCTGTATCTCCCCATGCTGCCGCGCTTTCTTCCGCGTTCGCTGTAATCGTCATTGTATCCGCTACGCATCTCATCAAGGACAGTATTGTAGTACTCTACTTTCTTATCCCAGTACTGAGTGTTTTTGATATCTTTATACATATCAATCAGTTTGTATGTCATTTCCAAATTTCCGGTAGTCAATCCACTGTCAGCAATTTTGGATAGTTCGTCTTCAATTCTTGCGCATAAGTCTTTAATATCTCTCATAACTGCACCTCCTACGCTTCTCTAGTCACGACAATATTTGCATTAGCAACAGAAACGGCCTGATCGCTTGTGTTCTCTACTGCGATATTGTCACAGCATCCGCGAGGCACATCAATATAAATACCAGAGGACACATTGTTGTACTGATCCACTGCTGCCGGTGTGGAGATCATCTGTGAAGATAATACAGGTTCACCAGAGATTGCAATAGCCAGAGAAATAGCTCCGACAGTACCGCCTGTTGGAATTGCGATATTGCCAGAAAAATTCACGAAAAATCTCGCTTTGCACTGATTAGTCAGTCCTCTCAGAGTGATGATTCCACTTCCCTCTCTGTGTTGAATGCAATTAGAGCCTTTAACTGCTGTGTTTGAAAATACTACGTTTCCATTTGCTGCTACAGTCTGAGCAGCTACACTTGTAAATTCTGCCATAATTTTTACTCCTTTCATATCACAAAAGGACAGGTCTCAGCCTGCCCCTCTGTGTAATACGGCATAAGCCGACATTCGAATCAATCGAAAGATACTCTCGATATGAAGTTATCAGCAATTACATCCGGTGTTACATCCGCATCCGTAATATGTGTTCGGGTTCGGTACCTGGTAAGCCGGAATCGGTGCCGGATTAATCGCATTAATGAGCTGCTGTGTCTGTGAAGCCATTGCAGTTGTGAGCAATGCGCTCTGGCGATCCTGAGAAGCGGCACGTCTGAGATCATTGTTCTCAGCCTGCAAGTTAGAAATCTTTTCGTTGCAAAGATAATCAAGAATTGCTCTTGTTCCTGCATTCTGACTGTCAATAATGTCTCTTGTGTTGCTGTTCATGGTGTTCTGCAATGCACAGGTGTTCTGTGCCATGTTGTAGTTCACGCCCTGGATAGCTTCTCTGGTTTCACAGCAACAGTTTGCAAGCTGTGCCTGTAAAGCATTTGTATTCTGCATATTCGCTACAGTGTCGGCATTAATAGCCTGCTGAATGCCGAAACCAGTCTGCATAATATTTGTGTTGATTCCATTGAATCCGGTAAGCATACCGTTGTTCATGGCGTAGAATCCATCACACAGGCCGCTATTGATTCCGTCAAGCTTGCTGATTACTGCGGAGTTATCGAATCCTCTCTGAATGTCTGCCTGAGTAGCTGCTGTGGCTGTATATCCGCCGCCGTTGCCGTTATTGCCCCATCCGTTGTTTCCCCATCCGAAGAAAGCAAAAATGAATAAAACAATAATCCACCAGCTACCATCTCCACCAAACATGCCGTCATTATTTCTGCCATTTCCAGTAGCAGCTGCAATGTCTGATAAGCTATAATTTCCATCCATAATATAATCTCCTTTATTGTGTATTTACATCAATCTGGCCAGATTGTAATGTACTATTTCATTCCTTTTAGTATGTGCTGAAACTGTCCTGCCATCTGCTGAACCTGATTAAGCTGTTGCTGAGAAATCTTTCCAGACTGTAACATCTTCTGAACTTCTTCCTTCGGGTCTCCCTTAAAATTCTGCTTAAACTGCATAAACTGCTGTATCATCTGCATTGGTCCGTTTCCCTGCGGTATTCCACCGCCGAGGACATTGAATAATGGATTACTCATCTGCGTTTCCTCCCTTGACTGCTGATTCCTGTGTGGTATTAGCCCTAACAGGTTCAGAAAAAGAATTTAAACGACTTGCTATAGCTTCGCATTTGGCTTTTAAATCGTCGTATTCCTGTCTGGTGACGTATTTATTGTCCATGTTTTGGACAGGCTGTTTAGGCGGCATCTGAGCGCCTACTTCATGATACTCAAACGTCCGTAATGGCTGTGGCATACCGGAAACATCTGTGGATTTTATGTAAAATTTCTCTGATTCTGAATCCATCAGCAAAACACTTGTCCCGGGCGCTACCAGATAGGATTTTGCGCCAACTTCGCCAGATACCCACAGGATACCATTGCTATTCTGCTGAGGTTGTTGTACTGGCTGGGCCGGCATCTGGACAGGCTGCTGGAACTGGTTCATCTGTCCTGGAACGCCGAAACTATATTGATAAGGATTGTTATATAATGCCATCTTATACACCGCCTTTCTGATTATATTTTTGCACAAAAAAAGAACCGGAAACAGGTCGTTTCTGGCTCTAATTAGTGTCTAAAAAGTATCAACACACTTTGATTATTTTATTATTTACTCGGCGGCTTAATCGTTTCGCTGTAGATATACTCACATTCATTTGTTCAGCGCAGTATTCAAGAGTGTATTCCTTACATCTCAACCGGAACAGTCTTTCTTCGTCCGGCGTGAAATTACACTCTATCAAGAACCTGTCTATATCTTTCTTTGTGAACACATATAATTTCATGAGCATACCTCTTATTAATGCAATTAACGCTGATTCTGTGCAAGATAATTTGTAAGCTTCTGTTTTGTTTTTTTTAATTCCTCTGCATTGTCGCCGTTGATCTGACTGTCCAACATGGTTGATAATACTTCCAGAATTAATGAATCACGCTCTGCGATTCTCCGAAGGCTTTCATAATCTCGCCTATCATGTTCTTCCAGTGTCTCTACTCGCTTATTGAGCCGAAACGCCGGGGCAATCCACTTAAAAATTACGGCTGCCGCTCCCCCGACAATAGACACTCCTCCGCAGATAGAGAGGAAAATCTGTACAAATTCTGATATGCTCATTTATTCTCCTTTTCCAAGTAATATACCGGGATCTCATTACCACTATCCCATGTATCATAATATTTGCCGTTCTGTACTGCTACCACATGTCCATCTATGCAGAGGATGTATGTACCAGTCGGATGATCTGTGCAGAAGTCATTTACTGTATAAATATACCTCTCTGACTGCTCCACAAGCTTTCTGTGGAATCCATGCTTCGCTAAATATGATCCCCATACATAATTGGCGCTTGGCATATCTGACAGAGCACACGCCTGTACCATTAATCCGGCGAATACCGTTTCTCAATCAAAGCCGGTTGCTTTGCATATTGCCCGGACAACGCAATCTCCGACTCGATTCCCGGCAGGGTTCGGATTGTAATATTCCCATCTGTTCATCAGTCAATCCCCTTTGCTGTTTTATACCGTTTCGCCGCTCCTCTGGCTTTTGCGGCGTTCTGACGGTTCCACTTCGCTATCATGAGCCGGTCTTGCAGCTCCCTCAGGTCGTTCTGCTTACAGTAATCCTTATATGCAGCATTTTGTTTCTGTAAAAGATAAGACTTCCGGTCAAGGTCTTGTTGCAATGCGAATTTCGCCTTTTCGTTCGGTGCATTGTCAACTCCTGCTTGCAGTCCGAGAACTTCACGCTTCGTCTTGCGGATTCTTCGCTCGTAAGTACGTTGCCGTTGTTCTTTTTCATACTGTTTGCCTTTGTCGGCTTTATCCTTTGTCGATAATTCTGCGTAGGGATTAAATTCCCCGTCACTGGCTCCAAAACTATGCCGACAGTTGACTCCTGATAGTCCACTTGCTGTCCCATATCCGGTCAATGAGAATGGCGGAAATTTCTTACTCTTGCCAGAACGAGAGTATATCTTACCTTGCCACCATGAGTGATTTCCCGGATTCTCACCGCCATCACCTGTTCTGGCTCCCATGTGCGCACTGACCAGAACTAAATCCCAGTCCATTTCTTCCATACGTTTTAGGGATATATCCCCCGTAGCCTGTGCCACACCAGTTCTGACAGAACGTGCAACTGCTGTTTCGATCGTGTCTTTTCTGCCGGATGGATATGTGACGGTGACACCATCTGATATAATGTTATTAACTGCCTCTTTAATGGCTTGCATATACCCAACTGACCCAGTCATCACATGATTATATGCAAGGTCGCACTGCTCGATATAGAGTCTTTGAGCAGCGCTTGCGGCGGTTCTTGTGAAGTTCTTCCACTCGCCCATGGTTGCAAGCATATTCCGCTCCATGAGCCTTATCATGGCCGGCGACTGTTCGAGCGGCACAGGACTTAATCCTGCCGCCTTGTATATCTTATCATCGTAGTTCATCGCAGTGATTCCGGCATCTTCAAACGCTTCAAGAAGTTCCTGCTGTTCACGTTTGGTGTATTTGGATAGTTCCGCTAGAATGTCCTCTAGCAATTCACCGGATTCCTGTAACGTTCTGATTCTCCACGCATCGGCATTGGTCAGGATATAGTCCTCACCTCTGCCGATTCTTGCCATCATCCTTGACACGATCTCAGAGATGATATACTGGTGCAATTCTTCTGCAATTTGTTCACTGCCCTCTGTTATCTGTCGTAAATATTCTGGGCTTAGCATAACTACTCATCTCCAAATAATGTTGGTTCGTCTGGCTGAGCTTCTTTGACCATTGCCACCGCCTCGTCTTTCGTCATTCCCTCAAATTTCACGAAATACAGCCATGCCGGAACTTTGCCAGTGGTCACATACTGCCACCATCGTGCACGGTCGTTTTCACGCACATACAGGATATCACCGAAATCATAATTGACTTCATAAGCTCCAACAGGCGCAATTCCGTACAAGTCAGCGTAAACGTTCAGTGCGTAGATTACTTCATCCAGGCAGGATTCCAGTTTGTCTCGAACGTCTTTGATAAACTGCACTGTCCTCTGCTGTTCCGCTTCCACTCCCGTAGCCGTCTGAATGCCACTAGATTCATTAAAAACAAAGTAGCCATTGGAGAATCCAATCTTGTATCCCAACTGGCTTAAAAGGGCGTTTATGCCACTTATACGGGTATCAGTGTTGAGTTGCGGATTGATTTCTTGGTAAAACTCTTTCTCGTCCTGCCCGAACACATTCTTGACAAAGTGCGGTAAGTTCATTTCATTCCGTCTGTTCTCCATGCCCTGTGGTGACATGGCTGATACAGGTGTACCGCTTGGCATCAGTAGTCTATCATCTGCCAGAACAATCTTCTGAGAATCAAAAATCTCTCCGGCATTACGGCTGTATGCAATGTCGAGGTCTTTCAGTTCTTCGATAGCCTCAGCAAAAATTGGAAGTCCAAGTGGTGCACTAATATCTACATTGTTCGCCTGTGGTGTACGCAGTACTCCATATAGCGGCCCGTCCAGCTTCTCGCCATTCGCTTTTAGAATCGGTGGCGTATCTGCCATGAGGTCAGCCCATTTGGTCTGTTTAAGGTCGATTCTGTCGCCGATTGACTGAGGGGATTTTGATACATAAGCCCTGTTGGAAACGTAGTACGGATAGGTTGTCACGCCATCCACGGTGGTTTTAACAAATCTATGATATTCAAGCCTTGTGTAGTATTTCCGTCCAACAGTATAAGAATCCTTGAATATAATCCCCTTTATTTCCTGATTGTCGTAATCTACGATCATCACATCTGCCGGAGTAAATACGTCAAGGCTCTCACCGTTTGGTTTGATAAATACTGTTCCGTAAGCACAGCCATATTCCACCCAGTGCCGTATTTGGAAATATACCTTATCAATCTGTTCCTGTAGCCACGTAGCCCTTGCGGAACCGTCTATCTGAATGCCGATCGCCAGTGTTGTAAGCCGTGCTGTCTCTGAGCAGACAGATTTCGCAAAATTGATCGTCTTGATATTATTTTTATCGTCTAACCATTCCGGCGCTCCCCTGTAGATGTTTGCACACCGGTTAATCAGTGATTCCATCTCCGGGAATTCTGCTGCTTGGATGTTAAAATCCTCTTCGGCTTGTTTTTTGAATATCATGTTAAACCACCTTTTTAGTGTTGTTATAAGTCCCATTTAGTCACCTGCTAACTGTTTGCTACGTCGAACATCCATTCCCGGGGAAGAAGCACCGAACACTCTCTTAAGATATCTTTTCGAAGTTCATCAAGTGGGTATATTCCAGCTTTTATCAGCATTCTGATTGAATCTTCAATTACTGCCTGTTTCTCGTAAGTATATCCCTCTTTTATATTTACTTTATCTTTTAAAAAATCACCAAGTTTTTTTCTACAATATTCTGTTAGTACCATTATGCACTGTTCCCCCTTCTGGTCCACATTGACTCTGTGGCATATCTGGTTGCGTCAATTAGATGATTGTCCTTATCCGGATAGCCACTTATGATATTTCCGTCTTTGTCTCGCTCGTATTCATACTTCTTAAACTCTTTTCTTGCATTCGGAGTTCTGGCAGGGTCAAACACAAGCTTTCTTCTTTGTAGCCACTTCATAGAGTATTCAATGCTTCCCGGTCCTTTGATTGCTGGTCTAGCAGGTAATCCGAAATCTCTGTAATCATTTACTGACTTAGGTTCTGCACTATCACTTGTGATCGTATAATCATCATAGCCACGCCGTTTAATTTCTTTTGCAGTCCATTCGTTTGATTTCTTGTTTTCATATATTTCGTCAATAAAGTATATTGTTTCTCTGGCAGAATCATAATATAGTCGGATAAATCCATACGGGTCCGGAAACCATCCCCAGTCATTGCCTTGATAGATTCTGTCAAAATGACTAATTTCTTCGTCTGTGATAGTTCTTTCTTCGATGTATTCAAATATATTTCCGCCATTTCCGTTAGCATGACCTAAATACTCATTTTCGTAAGCATCTGGATTTACTTCTTTTAGATGTTCAGCATCTGCAAGGAATATATCTCCGAGCCATTCCTGTTCAATGCCAAGATCAAGATATGTGCTATGCACAACCAGTGCACTATCATCTTTTTCTTCTGCCTCTGCTGTGTACTCATTTGCCCAGTTATTCTTACTCCTAGGTGGGTTAAATGACTTGAATTTATATGCTTCGTTACCGCCACGGATAGCAGACTGCTGAATATTACGGATTTCTTCTGGTCCGGCAAACTGGTCAAGTTCCTCAAACCAGACAATGCCTATATATCCAAACTCTGGCTTGATAGACTTAATTTTTAATGGATCGTCAGCGCCACGAAAGTAAATCTTCTGTCCAGTGGGCTTATACGTAATCTCCATAGGAGATACCTTGCACGTAAATTCCTCATTTAAATCTAATTTATCAATAGCCCATTTCATTTGAGCATAAACAGAATCTTTGATAGTGTTTCCGACTTTTCGCAGAATCAGAGCATGCATGTTCGGATTGTTCTTCAACAGTTCCGGTATGATCAGAGATATAGTTGAGGACTTCATGGAGCCTCGCCCACCAGGAAGAATGTATTCACTATGTTTCTTTGCTCGGATATCCCTAATCATTTTATGGAATACGTCCGGGACAATATTTAGATCAATATGGTATTCGCCTTGTAATCTGGCTTTTTCTTCTGCTTTCTTCTGTTCTTCTCTGGCTTCTTTTATGGCGAGTGTTTTTTCCAGATCACTCATGGATTTCAGCTGATCGGAGAAGTCCGGGGCGAATCCGAATGAATCAGTCAGCTCACCCCTTGCGATCATGGAGCGGCGTTGCTGAATCTCTGCCAGTGACATAATGTCAGTACCTTTTTGCTTTTCAATGAGAGACTGTTTTTCGGCTATATACGCTGAAATGTTAGGATTTGTTAGGTTCTGAGTTCCTGTTACTCTAACACTTCTCTCGGCATACCCAGCTTTTCTCGCGGCATCAGATGCATTTCCGCCATTTTTTATATATTCATCTGCAAACGCTTTCTGTTTAGGCGTCAAGTCCATCTAATCACCTCTGTCTATCCTCATTTTCTGACCGCCTCCCATATTTCTTTTAGGCACATGACTACATCATACTGGGATGCAGTTCGCAGTATTTCATAATCACAATCTTTCCATTCGCCTCTTTTTGTGAGATGAAGTGTAGGCGTTGATATAATTGTTACTGTTATCAATCGTTCTTGCTCATGGCTATAAAATTGTGATGTTCCAATTTTTATGATTAATCCAGTAGATAATATAGCTTTTTGAAGTTTTCTAGACACTGCTTTTAAATTTGCCACATTATCACCTCACCAAAAACTGCCACATATGGCATATAGTCATAGATATATACTATATTACCATACATGGCAGAAAAATTTGTCCCCACATTTTAATATTAATTGTAGTATTATATTTCTCTTAGTTTTCTTAAAGTATCATAAAACATAGCCATTGCCTTGCGCTTGTATGCGTAGAAATCGTCTCGCTTTGCCGGTATGTACTTTGTCTTCATGATACGGTCATATGATTTGTTTGTTACAATAGATTCGTACACCAGAAGTTCAATCCCTGGAGGGCAAGAACTTATGCAGCAGTGCAAAATATCATGTCTCTGCTCTGGTGTAGCTTTTTGGCATATATCCTTTAAACGGTTAATGTCTTCTGGGTATACGCCAAAATCAACAAGTGACTTTTGCCTTGTACGCATATCATCACCGCCTTTTTATGTACAGTTCCACATTCCAATTAAGTACACGACATACATTGCAGAATAAAATACCGTGAATGATATATTATTCTTAACAGCCGCCTTATGAGCTTTTACCATTGCATAGAGTGCAATTAAAAAATTAATAATTATCCCTGTTACTTTTAGATTGAACATATCATCACTCCTTTTATTACTATTTACGCTTGCCACCAAAATGTGCTGCCAAGAAAATAGTGCCAAATACTCCGAATATTATTCCAAATGTGAATGCTATTAAACTATCAATCATTCTTTTCCATCTTTTCTGCTTCTCTCGCCTGTTTTCTCTCAATCCACTTATTAATTTTCTCATCGGATATCATGTACATTTGCTTTAACATTTCGATGCAGATCAATACATCTGCAATTTCTTCTATCATGTTATCACGGTCGATTTTTCCACGTTTTGCCTTACTGATTGCCTGGATAAGTTCGGCGCATTCTTCCATGCAGACTGTGCTTTGATTGTTTTTGCCATAGTGCTGAATGCTATCTGCGATAATTCCTTTGTCAATCTTTATGCCTGTAATTAATCCGGCAAGAGCCTTTATACCAGAATCACACGCCCATGCTTCTTTAAGATATTTCTCCTGCCATTCATCTTTGATTTCCGAATCTCCCAAGAAACATAAATGCTGGTCTCTTATATCGGATAATATGTTTTTTGCTTCTTTAATATCCATTTTTCTCCTTCCATCCACATAATTTTCCACAAATTTTGCATCTGTACACCCATCCTCTTCTGTGATGATGGTACTCAATCCATAAATGTCTATGCATTCTTTATCTCCTCCAATTCCACTTATACGATATTTTTCTCATCCAATGCTGCTTTTTCAACAGCTTTCAGATAATCAATTTGCCGCTGAATGTAAGGATCGGTTTCTTTCCCGCCGGATGCAAGCCAATCAGAGATTCTACTTTTTACATCCTGTAAAACCGATATAGGAATCAGTCTAGTATTAATGGTATTCAGTACTTTAATCATTAGCTTTCATCTCCTCTAACTTCTTCTTAGCTTCTTCACGGGTAAGAAATATTGTTTTTCCAAATCGGTCAACATAAGTTCTTACAGTTATAGACGAAAGATAAGTTGGATACACATAATACTCTTTTTTACTATCACATGCGTATTCACAGCCACTACAACTGTATTCATCAAATCTTGAACCGCATTCTGAGCAGACTGTCCATCTGGAAGAGATAATATATATTTCTTTATTATTAGCTGGCAACCTCACAAGCAAGCCCTGTTCTTCTGCTTCTTTAAAAGATTTTAATTCTTCAAGCCACTCCGTAAGTTGATCGTGCTGATTAGCGCATTCTAAACAATTGTCGTAATACTCTTTCAAATTAGGAAAATTATATGTTGCTTCGGCACGATTTGTTTTTGCTACTTCTTTTGCGTGTTTAATAGCTTCTTCAAGTGTTAATCTCTCCATCTACTTCACCTCTCCTGTAATTTTTCTCAAGCAAGCATTCCAACCAACAGCCATAAAATCTTCTAGTAATTCTGCATTGTTAATTGGGACGATATACTCTTTTCTATCTGGCAATGGCTTTAGCGGACACCAACCGGGTTTAGTACTTGTGTCCTTAATATCTCTACAATTTATTTTACAAAAAGAATGGAGTGTACCAATATACATGCACGAATCACATTTTTCTGGCGCATCAATCACTAATACTGATTTACTCATCTGATTCCTCCTGTAATAATTCTTTATTGTCAAAAATGTTCCCGGCAGATTCAACCTTTCTGCACCAATATCCAAGTTCTTTTCGGTAAAATGTCTCTTCTGGAAAATCAACATAAAATCCAAAATTATAGTTTCCGTAATCAAAGCTCGAACAATACATTCCAAATTTTACCGGTGCATATTCTCCGTTATGATTAACGATGTCATTCTCCCAGATTCTCTTCCCGTTCTTGTCGCAAAGTCCCGTGAACTGGCAGAGGGTTTCTGGATCAATTTCATAATTGTTCTGTCTGCATGATTCTGAATTTACAATATCATAAATAAAATATAATCCACGTTTGTGAACTACATATCCCTCAACCCATTCGCCGTTATCAATCCGCTTTGCCTTAAAAAGAATTTCTCTCATTCAACTATGCCTTCCTTCACAAGCTCGATTGCTTTATCTAATGCATTTCCTACCTTTTCGTAAGCAACATCCAACTTTTCATCTCCCGTATTTGCAATTGAAACCCAGTACATTGCTTTTAAATCTTTCAACTGCTCCATAACCTTGTCCACATCAAAAGCTGTCGGCTGATTGTCCACAATATGTATATATCTGTCTATAATCTTCTGTATTGGTTCTCCTAAGATATTTTGAAGCAGTATGTCTTTTTTTAGTTTATCTGCGTCGATTAACCGCATTTCTTAGTCCTCCTTATATGGTTCTGGAAGTGGTTGCCATGCCGTAACATCAATCCAATCATAATTGCTATCAAGATAATATCCGTCACAATCAATAAAGCTTGTATCTTGCCATGTTGTTTCTCCGTTAGTAACAAATATTTCTTGTCCGTCATCTGGCATTTTGCAGTCAAGCATATACTGTATATTTTTTGAAATAGATTCTTCTGCACGTTCTTTTTCTGATATCTGATGATATTTTACCGGAATCCAACCATTTTCTTTCTCGTCCTGTTCCGGATCATCTTGAAGTTGTTCAATCACGTCCAAAAGATCTAAACCAGTAATCATCCAGTATTTATTTGCAATATTTTGTGCCCAATCATGATAATCCGATAATCTGTCTTTGATATGGCTCATACTAATGCTTCCACCTCACTATCTTCAGGTATTTGAAAGACTGTGCTGCTCTGTATTGCATTTTTAATAATTCTACTTGCTTCGTTTATCTCTTTGGTAGGCGTCGTTCTAAGCCCATGAGAAAGTATCTGTGCAACTTTTTCGTTTGTATACGATTCCTGAATCATATCCAATACTTTCATGGCTTTTGCTTTGGTGGAATAACTGCCAAGATCATAAATAGTTTCACCATCATCAGCGAAAATTCTTAATTCATTATCACCCACTTCTATGCTTGATACGTTGTTCATATTGATTAATATACGTTTGTCCTGACTTCTGATTAACATTTTGTGTCCTCCTTATCACTTGCTCTTCGATTCCACTGTTCTACGGCTTCTTCCTCTGTTTCTCTCCAGCGTTCCACCATTCCATCGCATTCTGTGCAAGCTACAAGATATTCTTTTCTTGAATCGTTATATTCATTAATCAGCATTTCTGCTTTTCCACCGCAAAACGGACAAGGTTTTAATTTCTTCATTTTCATCCTCACTTTCCCCATGTAAGCAACTGACACGCTATTGTGCAGTCCTCCATGATTTCTGTATTTATGTTTCCTCTGTCTGGTTCTAATTCATCAAGGAATACGCCGTTTATGCAGCTACGACCAACCTCTCGTTCCTGCCTGGCTCTACGCTCAAATACTTCTGGAAAGTTCACTCTGATTTTATTCCAGTATCCCATGCCGCCTTTTACGCATCCGATGCAATTATTATTAGGATAGCCTAGATCGTACATGATAGGTCTTTTAAGTCCTAGCCTGTTTGCGATCCCATGAGCTTCTTCTTTTGTTATTCCATTATCAATAAGTGGAAACTCATGGTCATAATCGCTTAAAGCCTTGCAGGTATTCTCTGCTCTACTCTTTTCATTTACATCAAATCCCCATACATAAGTGTGATGATCTGGATGCTCGCGTTCCCATTTTTTCCTTACTTCTTTTTTTAAATATCTAGTACAAGGCGAACCGTAAGGCGTATTCATCGTATGAGTAAAATTCATAACATCTTCTACCGATGAAAACCTATCTGATTGCAAAATCGTTATTTTTCTTCCCAATAGCTTCTCACAATCATGTAAGAATCTAAGGCTATCAGGATGCTGATTCGATACATGAGTATATATAATCTCGTCAACATCCTTTGCCAGATAACACGCTACAAAACTGCTTATTCCTGTCGAAAACCAACATACTTTCATAACACCACGCTACAAATCCTGTGCGTGGATAGTCTGGCAATCGGCTTGGATTCATTATTAAGTGCTTACTTAGGCACAGCCACTCCGCCAAACTTTATGTATCAATTCACCATGCTAATCTTGATACAACCTCGGTTTACCGAGGATTCGTTATTCCTTTCTATATTTGAACTTCATTTTTCTCCTATCCAAACGCCACCTGTCCGTTACTCTGCAAATAAATCATCGGCGCAGCTTTACGCTCTCCGACTTTCAGATACGGACAATTAGCTTTCACAAGTGCTTCTGCCATAACCGGCACAACACTATTCCCAATTCTTGCTACCTGCTTTGCAATCGGGTAATTTCTCCATTTATAGTCCCGATCAATGATGTAGTCTTTCGGAAACCCCTGCATCACCTTTAATTCTTCTGGTTTTAACATTCTAAGAAAAATATCTGATATGATGTATTTCTCTCCGTGAATATCAACCAGAACGTTTACCAGTCCGAACCTATCTTTTGTGGTAATGGTTCCAAGTGGCTCATTAAGCACCTGCCCGCATCCTGTTCCGTAATACTTAACCAAGAACGCAGATATCACTCCGAAGTGCCCGGGTGATGTGGTTATTGTATGCAGTGGTTCGTCACATCCTTGACCGATTCCGGTCTTGTAGTATTTCGTGATAAAAGCTGTCACAAGTCCGTATCTGTTCGAGGTATCAATGGTTTTTATCGGTTCAGTTAGCAATTGCCCTCTGGAATCTCCTTTTCTGGTTTCTCCATGATACTGAATAATAAATGCCAGTGCATCTTTATTCCGTACAATATACGGCTCTGGATTATCAACGATATATTTCTTGATTCCATTTGCAATGCGCTTCTGCGTTGCTTCTGCCAGTGGTTTCGGACGGTCAAATATACTTTTACCTAAGTCCGACCAATCAATGTAATCTCCGCACTGCTCATATGACTTCAGACCGTCTGTTCCCAAGCGATTATGCGTAGGCTTTGGCCATACTATCTGCTTTCCATCCCTACGAAACACTGCGTACCACCTTTTTCGTGTCGTTGGTGCTCCATAATCTGCCGCTACTAATTCCCGGCTATCAAATTCATAACCAATAGATTTCATAGCTGCTATGAATTTGTTATAGTCTTCACCTGCTCTGTTCTTAATTGGCCTTCCTGACTCATCCAGAGGCCCCCACTGCTGTATCTCCTCTACATTTTCCATGATGACTACATCCGGAAGAATCAGCTTTGCGTGCTTATATACAGCCCACGGAAGAATGCGAAGCCCCTGCTTTCTCGGCTGACCGCCTTTTGCTTTTGAATGGCTCGTACAATCTGGCGAAGCCCACATCAACGCTACGTGCTGGTTTCCGACATATTTCTGCAAGTCCACTTTGAAAATATCTTCTGTCAGATGCAGCGTTCCGGGATGATTCGTCTTGTGCATCAGAATTGCATCTGGATCATGGTTAATTGCTATATCAACAGGTCTTCCGAGCGCCATTTCGATTCCTACAGATGCCCCTCCACCGCCGGCGAAGCAATCTATAATTAAATTACGCATTTCTTTTGTTTATTCCCCCGCCTTTGAATAACTCAATCTATACGCCCTCTGCTCTGTCGGATCCTCACTAACAAGCAATCCGTTGTCTAAGAGCAAATTAAAGTGTTTTCTGGCAGTAGCCATTGAAATGTCTAATCCATCCGCAATATTTCTTGTGGACGGCATATAGTGGTGCTTACGGTAATATTTCAGGATAAAGTGATATACCGCTTTATACATCTCCTGTCCCTCTTTGTGTTTGCGTTCTGTATTGTATTTTCCCATCAATAACACCTCGCTTAATCGTTAATACGGAATCTCAAATCAAGATTCAGTTCCTCTTTGATTGATCTTCTGTAATCCTCCCAGGTTGCCATATCATCCATCAGATAATCAGCTTCCCTGTCCATGCCGTCCATGAATTTCTGGCAGCGTTTCTGTCCAAAACCAAAATCATCATGCAAAACGGCAATTCCAAGGATTGTAAATGTATCAAGTGTCATTTCTTTGATCTTCTGCGCAGCTTTATCCAGGTCCTTACTGGCCAAAGAGGTATGTACTCCTGTAATCCCTCGGAATTTTATTTCCCTCTCGAGTGCTTCTACTCCACCATCTCTAACAATTCTGAGTGCCAGATCAAGGCCGTCCTCCCTGCCTCGCTCATACTCCTTCATTTTGTTCATTGGCTTTCTCCTTGTTCAGATTTTTAGCTTTCTTATGCATCTTGTCCAGATAATCCGCATAGGCTGTAAGCATGTGATCCACAAAGCCGTTTTTATTATATTTGTCTGATACAACGTGTATCTGCTCAACTACCTGCTGCCAGTATTCATCTTTTGCCTCAATTCCGGCAGTCTGGAGGACCAGTGCCGGAAAGTCAATCTGCAAAAACTTTATGGTATTCGGTATCTGCTCATGCGTCACTCTCATACTTATACACCTTCTTCTACCTCAAAACTCTGTTCAAGAAGTCGCTCATTATCCTTACTAAACGCCTTTATATAGCTTTGTTTTATCGGTCTGATAAAATGTATGCCGTTAGCTGATTTAGCCCGGGAAACAGCCACGTAGAACTGTCCAGGATCCCAACAGCAAGGATCAATGTTGATTTTCTCAAATGTCTGTCCCTGTGATTTATGAATACTGATCGCCCATGCAAGTTTTACCGGGAACTGAGAGAAAGAGCCTACTTTCTTACGGACAATCTTCTCTTTCACGATCTTCCAACCATCCTTTTCTTGTTCGGATTCCTCAATAACCTGTTTCTCAATGTCTTTACTGTATCTGTATAAGCTAACTGTTTTGCCCTTATCAGTCTTGATAACCAGATAGGATTCTTCAAATTCTCCATTGTCCACAATTTTCTGAATGATGCCAATTGTTCCATTGACGTAATTACCGGATAGATCATTGACGGTAATCATCACTTTTGCACCGATGTTCAGTGTCAAGTCTTCTCTGGCAAATGCAATATTCTTGATATCGGCAGGTGTTAGATCTCCGTCAACTGCTGCATGGAACACTTTTTCCGTCTTTTTATCCAACTTGCCGAGAAAGGTATTGTTAATCCGATCAGCTTCAGCGTTTGTTCCAACTAGAAACGGCGCTTCCGGTATAACTTTGTTTGATTCGTTGTTCTCCAGATATGCAATGGATTTTCTAATATTGTTACCATATTTAATATCATTCAGCACATACTTAAATCCCTCATCATTCTGCCTGCATACCTCATCAAGTTTGATATATTCAAATCCCATTTCTTTCCAGTACTCAGACATGAAAGCATATCCGTGTTCGTACTTTCCGCCCTTTCCATAATCAGATCCATACATTCTGCAAAGGATTTTACGATCATCTGTCGTAATAACCGGTGGAAGCTGGTAAAAATCCCCAATTACGATCAGTTGAACGTCTTCTTTATCCTCTCCGCTCAAAAGTCTGTCAACCGCTCTCTCTTCATTTTCTGTGATGACCGTCTTCGCAATCATATTAAATAGATCGAACCGGCACATGCTGATCTCATCGATAATAAGAACATCTGCTTCTTTCAACAGTTCGGCTCTGGATTTTACCTTTTTCTTGTAGTCCTCAAACTTAATTGAGATATTCAGTGCTCGATGTACAGTAGTCGCTCCGTATCCGATATTGTCCGCAGCTATTCCAGTAGTGGCAGATACCAGAACACTTTTGCCAGCTTTCTCCACCTCATCAATGAACGTTTGGATAACCGTTGTCTTGCCTGTTCCTGCATCTCCTGTAAGGAAAACATTACTGCCGGATAACATTGTGTCCAATGCGTACCGCTGTTTTTTATTAAGCTTCTCTTTTTCCATTTTTTGTAACCACTCCTTATGCCTTAGTAACCAATTGTAACAATCTGAATTTTCATGCAATTTAATTCTATTTTTTAATTTGTGTAATCATTTTATTTTTGTAACCAATGTGTAACCAACTTTTCAACCACCTTGGTTACACCGCAAACCCTTATTTTATGCGGGTTTCAGAGATGTGTAACCGTGTAACCAATGTAACCAAGGTTTTCCTATAGGAGATTGCAATGTATATATGTTTTTTTTATATATTTTTTTATTCCCTATACACATGCTTTTCCGCGGGTTACATGGTTACATGGTTACAAATCATGAAAACGGAACACTTGTTCCAGTATTGGCAGGTATAAAATCAGCTTCAACATGCTCATTTTCCTGTTCGTCTTCAAGATCTTTTATATCAATAATCTTTACAGCAACAAGTCTCATTACACTTCCCCCATCTCTTTTTATTACCGTATCCCTTTTTCCCGTATGCTTAATTAATTCTCGATTAATCGCCCATGCTGAAAAGGCTTTTCTGGAGAATCCGTTGTTCTTTAGGAGATTTTCAAGAGGTTTCGGATAAAAATATACATATACATCTCCATACTCATCTGGTGTTTCCTTAAATCCCCACTGATCGCAACTGAATTGCGCATCAAAGTGCTGCCCGTACACAGAAAGACTTTCGATGATAAATTCATAGCATCTCTGTCCTTCCGATACGTCTTTCTTGCGTGTAGGTATGTCCACAACATCCTCGACTGTCAGCTCACGTCCATCCTTAAATATGAAATCTGTAGCTAATTTGTCAGCCAGTAGGAGCGTGGATATAGCCATGACCTGTTTTGCCGGAAAATTATATCCATCAAAGCCCTTTTCAATCTCAGACTTCATTTCTTTTAACTCATCCGGTGTAAATTTTTTAAGATTTCCAACAAATACTCTTCCAGCAAAACCATAATTTTTCATTACAGTGCTGTTAATCTCTGCCGGATTCTCGTAAATATCCTCGCAACACTCAATTTCAACAATTCTGTTGATTGCTCCACCGGAATCTGCAAATTCTGAAATAGGATTCTCGCCGTTGCAAATGGTTACATTACTCCATGTATTCTCCTTAGCTGCTCCGAGGTCCTTATTTGATCTTCCTTTCCCTTTACCGGAACAGAGATTGTAAATCAATGTTTCGTAGTTGTCCCGAATATATTGAGAAGCGTTCTTAGAGTCATCGAGGATCATCGGAAAGTTATTAAGCATGTCTGCTCTTGTCTCCAATGACGTATCTGTTGACCGGAAATTCCCAACGTAGGATCCTGGCGACGGGTTTCCCCAGATAGATGCAGCTATGTTGATCGTTACTGTCTTGCCGCCGCCTGTCTGTCCATAGAAGTCTACGATGAACGGCAATGCATCAAGCGGTTGTACAAGCACACTTGCAAAAGATGCCGCCAGTGCTATTCGTGGTTCTAATCGTCCGCACGACCGTAACTGTTTAGCCAGAGTCACCCACTTGAAGTAGTCTCCACTTTCCTGTATACTCTGGAATAGTGTTTTAAAGCGGTATTCGCCGTCAAAGACGATTGAAAGGTCGTAAGGTACAAATACATTGCCATGCCACCCCAACTTGCTCGTAGAGTGCTGTATGTCGATCATATCGGCATTGTACATTTCAACGTCCGCCAGATACTTCACAAGAAGCCTTGCATTCTCCGAGTTGACCTGCACACCGAACCTTGCAAGATTAGTTATCGCCCTGGAAGTCACAATGTCGATTTTTGGAACAGTTATTTCTGTCCAGCATCCATCTCTTTTAAAAGCCACTGTGATCTGTTCTTCGCCTGTTTCAATATTTTTCAGTCGACGTATCGGCATGATTGGATGGTGGCATACAAGTTCTCTCGCCTTGGATGTTTCAGAAGAAAATATTCCGTTTTCTGTAGCTATCCAGCTGCCACAAGCCATGTTTGGATATTCTTTTCCAATATCATCCCCATAAAAGTTTGTGATATTTTCAACTAACTGCATAGAACGATTTGCTTTTTCTTCTTTTTCCTTGTCCTGTTCTGCTTTCTGGAATTCTTTTATGAATTCCTCGGCTATGCTTTTTACTCTTACACTCTTTGCTCTGTCCATTAACTTAAATTTAACTTCCGAACGGTCGATTTTACTTTTTATTGAAAAAAGTTCTTCATACAGTTGCTTCTGCATAAAATCATTTGCTTGCAAATTTTCAATATTTTCAAGAATGCTTCTCACCTCCTTCCTTAGCTAACAATATTTCATATCTGCTTTTTTCTTTTTCAAGGTTGAACTGGCACATATACCACTCTCCTGAACCAGGATGGAAGGTTTTTAGCGCTGTTTCGTACATAAGTATGTTCTTTTCTACCTGCTCAATCTCATTAGGATCCTGAGCGGGATTACATTTTTTCGATTTGATATCTCGCACTTCATGTCTAATCTGGTTGCGGCTTTTACCTTTTTTTGATACATAAGTACCGCCCAGCTCAATAAATGCAGTGCTAAAAGGAACGGATTCATATTGCATCACGAAATCAAACACATCACCGCCGGTTCCACAACCGAAACAATAAAAGGAATCATCGTAAATCTTGCATGACGCTGACTTTTCCTTGTGAAAAGGGCAACATATAAATCCTGCTCTGTTCGGTTTTAGTCCATACCTGGAAAGTATCTCTGACATTTTCACTGACTGTTTGATTTCTTCTTTTGTCATGATAGCAGCTCCACGATTCGCCGCCCGGTTTCTTCTTTTGTACAGAATTCAAATCGGACGCCGTATTTATCTCTGATCGTGCAAAGAGATTTATATAGCTGGCAGCCGTCAACAGCCTTGTCCGATATCACAGCCTTTACTCTCTTGCCGTTTACAGTTCTCCAGATAACTTTATGTTTTCGGGGATTCTCCCAGAAATATACATCACCAACTGATTTAATATCTGGTCCATGCTCGCATAGGATAATCAGCTGAATACCTGCTTCACGTGCCCTAATCAGCTCTGCTTTGAATCTTTCATGCTGCTGGCAGACATTATTTACAAGCTCTTGTAAATCCTTTTTGCGGTCAATACAGAGTTTTGCATTGTCTAAAGACTGATAATCTCCACAGTATAACTTTGACCGGAAATATTGCACTCCGAGGTTTTCAAACTGCTTTTGAATCCGCTCCCATTCGTTTTTATGTTCACGTGTATCACATTGTATGACCAATCAGATCACATCCTTCTTGTATTTGTATTTTCCAAAGAATTCACTATACTGTTTTATAATCTCCCAACGATTTTCGTAACGATTCCACTTACTATTCTCTCCTACTCCTATTTGCGTTTTTCCGATGGTTGAACAGGAAGGAATTATTAATACCTTCCGATATGTTTCATCATCATTCAAACAATATAAAAGGAAGATGTCGCAAGTCGGATTTTTCTTTTCGAGGTTGAATGTAAATGCCTTTGAATTACAATTGTTTGTAAATTCCTTAGATACTTTTACGTCTATTTTTACACTGTTATCAGTAAGCAAATCATAAGGATGCCTTGAGCTTGTTTGAACACTATTCAATCCGACATTCTCGTAAATATCTGAAATTGCTTTTATTTCATATTTGTTTCCAAAAGTTGTATCAGAATATTTAAGAGGCAGTCCAAGTTTTTCAGCCCAATATACAGTCCCTTTATGCTTTGCAATCTTGCAAGCAAGGCTTTTGTTTCCAAAAACTTCTATCATTTCGGAATGAGTTGGAAAATGATCTAAATTCAATTTCTCAACAACTATCATGATATTTTCTTTGATAAGATCGTCGTTCCATGGTATTCCATGTGTATATCCCATTAACTCACCTCTATATTAATTGAACGGAAGGACATCATCTGCTACGCTATCTGGAATGTTCATAAAGTCCGTACCTGCCGGATTCACTCCCATGATAGCTTCTTCTTTCAGATGATCATCATAGGCTTTTGTGGTGCGCTCTTCTGGGATATCTGCATCCTTGATTCCTTCAATACTGCGGAACCATGCAAGTTTGTGACGTTTTACTTCTTTGTTATCGTACCAGTCTTTCTCCAGACGGAAGATGCCGCCGATCAGCTTACCTTTGAACTGCTGCCCGAAGTTATCACCCCACTTAACGGCAAATCCCGGATTTGACTTTTCTACGCATGTGATAAATGTTTTAAGGTTACGGACACCATAATCTACACTCTCGTCAATAACCATGTAGTTTGTACCGGCATTCGGATATTTTTTGTCTGGACGGATATCATTTTCAAACTGTTTCATAAAGTACCCTGCCTGTTCGTCACTATCTGCAAAATCAAACAAGATAACAAGCATATCAAGTCCACCCTGGGATTTTTTCTCTGATACCTGCTTAATTACCATCTTGTGACCGCCGAGTGCAATCGGTTCAAATTCTCCTGCTGCCTGTGTTGTGTCGTAATTATTTGGCTTCTGCATTGTCTGTTCCTCCTAATTCATAATAATCTCTGATGACCTTGTCAACTTCTGCAAGGTCGTTATCAATAGTTAAACTGTCAAACATTCCAATCGGGGATTTACTTACTGCTCCCTGGCTGGACTGGGTGACAAATAAGTGTTTGCCGCTTTCTTCAATGCAGCGAAGAACGATAGTAAACATACCCTCGATGCAAACCTTTTCATCCAGAAGTTTTCCGATGGTCTTAGGCTTTACTTCTCCAGAATCATCCTTTTCTTCATGCATCATAAGGTAAACAATTTTATTCTGCGGTACTTTTGTTACAATGAACTGGATGAGATTCCAGAAATAGTCTCCAATATCATTGTACAGAGCGAACACTGCATTGCCTTTTCCAGCAGAAGCGTGCCCCTTCATGAAATGATTCGTGATAAGATATCCTGCATCATCAATCACAATTGACTCCGCTTTTGATGCGATCAGGCACTTCATTACCTGCTGGTAATCATCTGTAAACCATCCGTCAATTTTCCCCTTGAACGGAAGCGGCTTGTTCAATACTCTGATAAGGTTCCAGTCAGAATTCTGACAGTTTCTCAAACTGGTACTTTTTCCAGAACCAGATTTTCCAATGATTAAAACTGGTGTTGCCATTGCTATTCCTCCTTGTCATAAACCACATGCTTACTTCCCTCCAGGATCAGCAAACTTGCGATATCTTTCATAGAAATGGTTGATTCGTTATAGATTTCGACCAGTGCGTTGTATGCATCCGTTGATACTTTCACAACCGGGTTATCCTTATCGGTTGCCGGCTGCTTCTTTCTTGCCGGAATGCGGATTTCAAAATCACTCACCGATATTTTCCTCCTTATATGATTTTTGAGCCGTTAAAAGCCCATTTAAGGACTGTACGTAGCTCGCCAATGTTCTCGCCTTATACGATTCCTCTATCGGATTATCCGGCGCAATAGCAAGCTGGGTGTCGATTAATCTAACAATCTCATTAATGCGCTCTTCCATATTTACACCTCCTCAAAAAAGCAATACACATTGTCAGAGCCATCCCCTCTCACCGGATTTTTTTCGCCGTTCGAAAATGCTCCGCCTGCACAGTGATATTCAAGATGATTCAGATACATGTCCGGATTTTCCCAGTCAAGAATATATGCCTTCCGCCTGTTCAGCTCCCCAAGAAGCTCATTCGCCGTTGTTATCAGTTCCATTGTCGGCAGAAGCTTCAACTCCATCTGATTCAGCATTTAACGGACACCTCCCATCTATTAAGAGCCTAAGAAGATGTGCTTTTGCAAGTTTACACTGCTCGGCCGACTCCTCTTTAAGCAGTTCTTCATTAAAGTAGATTGTGTAACTTCCATCTCTTCTCTTATCCGGCTTCCACTTTGAATTCATAATGTCGATATTGCAAGCTTGCACGTGTGAAATGATGCCAAATGAAACAAAATAATCTGTTTCGTTTGAAACCCTCCACGCTAATTCAAAAAGCTCTTTGATTTCTTTTTCAAACATTTCCATTCTCCTTTCTTAAAGCAGAGCTAAATACGTAAACAGTGCGAATACAATGCCTGCCAGGATCTGCTGCAAGCTCTTCTCCCACATCCACATCGGAAGAAAAGTAAGCAGAACCCCAATAATCACACTGACTACGATATCTTTTCTGTTCTGTCTGGGTGATTTCATTCTTTCCCCTCCAAAAAGAAAAAAGATTACAGACTGTAAGCAATATACCAGAGAACATTGCTAAGGATTAACAGCGCGGCAGTCAAAAGCCATGCACTGAACCACTTCTTAGCCTCTCTCTTTGCTTTTCTTACGATTTCGGTAGCTAGCATTGTTTCCAAATCGTTCCATGTAATCTTTTCGTTGCTTGTTGCATTTTTTTTATTTTCCATGTTATTTTCCTCTCGCTTATATTGACTTTTTAGCGGATAGAGGATTATAATTTACCTGTATCCACTAAGATTGGGTTAGTGAGTACACTGCTCCGGGGTGGAGGTTGCGACTCCCTCCGGGGCGCTTATGCCAAATTTGCTTCTTTTCTTCTGTAGTAGTCCAAGATAATTCTCGAACATTCATCGACAATCCTTTGATTGTCCTCAGCTGTGTTGTCTTTGCAGTAATCATCATGTATTCTGATTACCCCAGATCCCATTTTGATTGTTTTGATTACTGCCATTGCAATCTCTCCTTTCTGATAGACTACGATATTTGGCTTCAAGATTAGAAACTCTTTCTTCCAGTGATTTAGGCTCATCGTTAAGAACGCCCACAACCTTGTCCCAGAGGCCTGTTTCAAGTAATCTGTTCCAGTCTTTTGTTGTTGTGTTTATTACAACCCTCATTTGCCCGAGAATGTTTTTGTACTCTATACAATCAAACATCATTTACTCCTTTATGAATTTTCTTTCTGCTTCTGGTCAGAATCATCGGCGCTGCAATCAATAACTCCGTCCATATACCCCAGAATATAATGCTTCTTATCTTCTGGAAGCTTATCGATGCGTGTTGTCACGTCTCTGATAAGATTTTTCTTTTCTTCTGACATGCGCTCACTCCTTTCTTGTGATATACTCTCCTGTGAAAGGAGAGATGTTATGGAAATTTCTGGTTCGCAAATCAAATTGTTAAAACGTCTTTATAAAACTGATATACTGTTGTCTGATTTTTCCGATTCAGAAAAAGGAGAAATAGAATATCTTGGAAAACGCGGGTTCATTAAATACAGTAAAGAAGATACCGATTCAAGAATCACACCAACCATTGTCTGCATTCAGTCAGCTGGAAAAGCTTTTTATGATTCTTATGTAAGAGACCGCAGACGGTGGTATATCCCTGTTGTTCTGTCCATTGTCGCCATCGTAATTAGCTTATTTGCACTGTACAAATCTGGACAGGTAATCAATGTTTACATTGACGAAAACAAAATGAATACGGTCACAGCTGAGAATCCTCCAGCAAATGCAGATAACAAATAGGGGAAATTCGGATATCTGTAAATGATTGGTAATCCGTCACCATACTTGCGCAACGCTCTGTGTGCTTGTCTAGCCATTTTCCCATGTGAATAATGAGGGTCACTGTTTATGGAATCCAGAATTTCCCATTTTGTCATGTTGTCATATTTTGACGGTGTTCTGTGGAACATTTGTTGTCACCTCCATCTGCCCTGCCTCGTCAGCACCGGTGGGGCGGTTCCGGTGGACGGTCATTTCTGACCGTTTCGGCTATTTATCTTCTGTTTTTTAATAATTCCATCAGCTTGTTAGTTTTTTCAAATGGATAAAGCCCCATTAAAAAGAAATTTCCGTCTTTTTGATCTCTGTATATCGGAGTTAAATCTGTAGTTGCATTTCGCAATGAAAAGAATGTGTTGCCAGAAAGGTCTTTGACCTCTTTATCTAATTCGAAGTTGCATGTTTTTCCATATTCCAATATTTCTGATTTCTTCATATCCTTTTTCCTCTCTTTCTTGTGGCTTGTTTTGTTTACCTTGTAAACATACAATAGCACACTAAGTAAACAATGTCAAGTATATTTTTGTTGACTTTGTAAACTTTTTGTGATAGTATAATTGCATGGAGGTGAGGAAATTGAAAGACAGATTCAAGGAACTTCGGGAAACTCTTTCACTGACGCAGCAGAAATTCGCTGATAGATTGGATATAAGTAGAAACTTTGTTGCTCAGATAGAAATGGGGAACAAAATTCCATCAGAGCGAACCATCAAAGACATTTGCCGAGAGTTCAAAGTCAACTACGACTGGCTCGTAAACGGAACCGGGAATATGTTCCAGGACGACGATAGCGATGCGCAGGCTATTGTAGATTCCGTGATGACAGGAGACAACGACTTTGCAAAGAAAACTTTAGTGAAATTTGCTCGACTGAGCGAAGAACGCTGGAGACAGCTTCAAGAGATTCTGGAAGAACTCGAGAAGAATTAAGAAAAAGAGCCGGGGAATTAATCCTCGGCTCGTTCTTTTTATTTTTCTTTCAGATATAGATATTCTAATAATTTATACACGCGCTTCAATGTATTTTCTGATTTGACCTTTTCCAATAACGCTATGATTTTTTCCTTGTAATCCATTTTCCGTCCCTCCGATATCACGCAAGCAAGAACATTTGTTCTCTTTTATTTCATTATACCCTCTTTTCAGCGATATAGAACGGACTGGATCATACTTCTTGCCCTCTGTTTAAACAGCGCTCCCTCCCTTTGCCTTGAACGATTGAAAAAGAAATGGCATTTGCATTCCGCAGAAGTATTATTGCTTTTATTTACAACAAATGGCTGCTGCTCTGCTTCAGATACAATCGCCTGTGTATAATTATGTATTACGTGTTGATTATTGGCACTTGCCTTAATAATCACTTCGGAATCTGTTGGATCGATACTCTCACAAAGCGGCGCACGTACAGAAAATGTGAGCATTATCCCAAACAGAAAAAATATAACCAGCTTTTTTATTCCTTTCATAAAATTCCTCCCAAATTAGTTTATATTATACTCTCAATATAACAATTATACAATATCTCAATCTTGCACAAATTTTCGTACATTAATGTTGTATTTGACGAAAATCGAGAAA